GCCGCCGCCGACGTTCCCGCCACCTGATTTTCAATGGTCTTCGCGTTGGCAAACTTGGCCTGTGCTTCTTGGCTGCGAAGTGCGAATTCAGCCTCAGCGGCTTTTTTGCGCGCATTGCTTTCCGCCAGCATTTGCATAAGCTGCATTTTGGCGTTCAGCTCTTGCTGATGGGCGTTGTAACGGCCCATAACATCACTTGCCCTGCCCTGCTGGTAGAGCGAGTAAGCGCTGATGCCAGCGCCTACGACGGTTGCGACTGCGGATACTACAGACATTGCTTGGTCATGAAGTGAAGGTTGTTGTCTTGCTCCTGGAAACCCAGCGTTTTAGCTACCCTTGCGATACCTGAAGGCACGAACATTTGTAGCACACCGCAATTGTTTTGCGCAGCAATATCGCTGGCTACATCTACCAAGGCGGCGCTTGCCCGGCGCGCATTGCGCAGGCTCAACCCCGGCACGCTGAATGAATGATCCAGCATGGCCACGCCCACCCCCACAAGAAAGTGTAGAGCCGCGACCATAACCGGATTACCGTCAACGCATACTGCAAAGAAGCGATTTGCAGGCAGCAAGCGAGGATCAAACTTTCCGCAGCCATGTGCCCGCGCCCACGCGGATACCATGGGATGCTCAGAAGGTTCAAGTTCTCTTACGCTTAGCAATTCATTGTCCATAAATATCAAAGCTTAGGGTTAAGGCTGTCAGAGTTAGAGGGAATGGTGAAGAAGAGCGTATGGCTACATTGACTGATGCTTCATACCTGGACTCCAGTTTAACCTTTCTTTCCGTGGTCAGAAGAACAGGAGGCCCATCGTTGTTCTGCAATGACGCAAGGCCAAGCGTTGACCACATTAGCCTTTCATCGTCACAGTTTGCCGAGAGTTCACCGCCAAGTGACTGGTAAACACGGGCGACGACATCGACCAGCTTGAACTTACGCCCCTGGCTAGTCCCATCCTGCTGAGGCACTTCTTGCCTCATGGGTTGCAAAATCGACTCGTAAGGCAAGCCGACAACGGCTATTTGATTGGCTGGCACGGCGACTTGCACGGCCCCGCCAGTGACGACAGCGGAAGGGAAAACAGCGCCGTTGATCATCACCGAAACCGTTTTGCCTTCCAAGTGTCCTAAGCCGGTAATTGACGTGCGGGCACTCACAGACTGCGACTTCACCGCGCCATCGAGGTAGATCAATCCCGCGTGTGAATCGTAATCTTCGACAATGATTATTCGCTCAACCGTGCGCACGGTTTGACCGTTGATCGTCCGGCGAATGCCCAGCCAAAGCTCATCGGAGGGCGTCCCATGAAGCAGCGCTATCGTTTCAATGTGTCCGTCCGTGTCGTGCTGATGCCAGCCAAAAACATTCTGATCCTTTTCAAACGTCATGCCGACCAGCTTCCCGGCATTTGTCACACACCAAATAATTGCCTGTGGTGCCTGCTGGAACGCAAGTTGCTTGATTCCGCTCTTGGTGATGTGCGAAGCTAAAACAGTAATGTCAGACGCAACAAACCCTTCCTGCCCCTGCGCATAGGCCATCTGCCGGATTCGACGGCCATCCCGTTGGACAAATAGCGTCACGTCATTGGCGCGCTTCGCTGGCAGTTGCGCGGATGAATAAGACGACTGCACTTCGCCACGGGCAGAAAAAGCCGTCAACGGCCCGTCCGCTTGCGGTTTGACTGCCCACTCGTCCCCGCCTGTGCCAACCAGCAGCGCGCCCGGAGCGGAAGACAACCAGCGAATTGAGTTGGACGCTTCGGCAGCAAGAGTGAGGGTGATGGAGCTGTCATCATTGGTTCCACGGCGGAAGTTCTCGAAATCCCCCACCACGGAAGCCCACAGCGTTTGAGGCTGATGCTTCGATCCTCCGAACCAAATACGCTGTTCATGCAAGCCTAAGGCTGCAGGGTAGCCGCGAACGTCAGACCATGCGCCCTCAGCCCAAAGCGGCGTTGCGTCTTGGCTGGCCAGAGCGCGGATGATGTTCACCCGTGCCACGGTGTCCGAGTATTCCCAATCCACGCCTTCAACGCCGTCTTCCCATGCGTAACCCGTTTCACCCGGCGCTGGCGTTGAAAGCCTAACCTTTGTGCTAACAACCTTCACAAGGCCATAGGTCCGCGCATCACTGGCTTCAATCAGAAAACGCGGCACGGCGGCATCACTTGCGGCATAGCCAATGGCCCCGTCTTCGAGCCTCAGTCGAAAGTCTGAATCAGTGTCGGATTCGGCGTGAACCTGAACATTGCGATCTTTGTTGCTTGTCCAAACGCGCAATATTTCCCAAACGTTAGCATTGTTCTTGCGTTCCAGGAACAGCTTACCCTTCCACGTGCCATAAGTGTAAATGTCGTAGCCGCCTACAATGCGCAGTTCTGAGCTTGTCAGCGTTACCAAGTCGCCAACGGTGCCGACAATTTCGGTGTATGACAAATCCCGCCTGTGTGCCACTTGCCAGAATGCGCCGACATGCTCAGGCTTGAAGATGGCAGAGCTTGCGGTCATCGTTCGATTGTCGCCTGAAGTGTTGTTGACGCTTACCGTGATGGCTTCGCTAGGCGGATAGACAAGCGACTCAAACACGGCATTTGCAAGCGTGGCCAGACCTGTAATGCCCGGCTCATACAGCACGCGCATTAGAGTAGGTGCCTTGAGCGCTCCGGTTGTTGTGCCGTCAAATGCAAACGTTGCGTTGGCCGCAAGTGTCCATGATCCTCGCACATTGGCCCACGCTGTCCCATTCCACTTCTGAAGAGTTGCTTTAGCCCCAGCAGGCACGGCGACGTTGCCAATTGTAACACGGGCTTGCCATTGCCCGGCTGGCACGGTCACACCGCCTTTGCCTTGATCGTTGTCGCCCGATTTGTTGGCTTCGAGCTTGGCCACATGCGAGACAGCACCGCTTAACGTGACATTGCCTAGCATGGCGGAGGTAGTAGTCGTTACATAGCGCACGCGCATACGCCAGGACGTTTGAACCGTTGGCGTTGTGAGCAACGCGCCTTGCGCTACCCAAGCGCCATTTTCCTGCTTCATTTCCAGCACCGGCTTGCCAAGCGCGGTATCTCGGATGCGCAGCGTTTGCGGCGACATACCATAAACCAGCGACGTGGCGAAGAAGGGTTGCCAGACGCCGTTATTGAGCAGCTCGTATGCCATCGAGCGACCGGCAGGCGTAGGATTCGGCAAGTTGTAAGTCGAAACGATGTCAGCAGTGACAGGCGTCGTGATGATGGGCGACATGGGCACATTGACCACGCTGCCTGTGTGTGGCGTCACATGGCAAACATGATCATCGCGAATTGAGGTCGTGACAGCGCCAACCACAAACCTGAAGGTCAGACTTGCGGGCTGTCCGCTAAACCCGTTCTGGAAGAAATTGACGATGGATGTTTCAGCGCCCCAAGTCCCCGACGATGAAGCTTTGGTTGATCGTAGCAAATTGCGGCCATTGGCGCGAAACTTCCAATCCGTTGGGACCGGTGGAGTTGTGGTTGTCGATAGCGTAATGTTGGGCGTCGCGAACTTCACCCATGTTCCATCATGCTTCCGTATTTCCATGGTCAGCGTCTTCGTTGCCGTATCAGCGCCGTTTGGCCAGCTCCATGTCAGATCAAACCAGCGATTGCCCACGGCTGGAGCGGCAACGGTAAAAGTTGGGATGCTTGCTGATGTGCTGGCAGCAGTCACCGTGAACTCTGGGGCCATCTCCAAAGGTTGCGTGTGCAGCGTTGTCACATCTGGCGTTGCTACCGTCTCCTTTGGCACATACTCGTCAAGCAAGGGGGGGTAACGCAACGGCAGCTCTTCGGACTTCCATTTTGTATCTGACAATCTAGAAAGCTTCAGCGGATGATGATTCGGGTGGCAGAAGTAACAAACATCGTTGACTTGTTTAACCTGGACTTGGAAGAACTCGCTTGGATCATATGGATGCGGAGCGGTCACGGGGACAAGCGCGCCGTTAGACCAGAACCTAAATAGACCGTTGCTCATTTCGATCAAAAAGCGAGTCGTGGCAGAGTAATTGAACTCGACGAAGCGGCTTGCCGTTGTCGAGTCGCCCTGCATTCCAATGAACTCCATGCCCGGCCTTCGAGACGCTGGCCCTTGTGGTTGTATCACGAAATTACGAAGCTTGCGGCATCCCGTCTCATACTTTTCCACGTTCGTGCGCGCATCCATTAGCGGGTGCAATTCGCCTGCGTTGAACGAAACTTTCAAAACATGAACGCTCACAGCCCCACCCCCCTTGCGTAGATTGTGCGGCTTGAATTCAGCAGCATCTCCATGCTGTTCGCGTTTTCACGTTTGCTCTCATTGGCGTCGATCCGACGAGCCAGCGGAGCAGCAAGCCGGTTAATCTCTTCTCGCAGCTCATTGGCCTTGCTTGTGCTACCCCCCTGAATCGTGGGCGCTAGCTTCGCAGCCAGCGCCAAAACGAGCCATTCAATGGCGAGCGAATCCCAATACATCAGGTTTGTTTCCCGTTTGATGTAGATGGCTTTGACGCTGGTTTCGTCAGTCAGCAGCGCACGGCCTTCGATCTCCCATTCCGCGCCGGGTTCACCGGCTCCGCTCACACCGTTCACTTCAAGCACCCGCAGACAATCGGTCGGCAGCGCGTAAGCATATTTGAAGCCAAAGGCCGGAGCCTCCGCGAGACGAGATAGGGCAACTCTCGCGCTTGCAAAATTCCACCGATGAGAGCGAAGCACCTCTTCAGCGGCAAGCGGAAACTGACGGGCGCACTGTACCGCCACAAACTGGTCTTCAGTCAAATCATAGACGCGCGCCTCACCCAAACGAGCAAGGGCCAAGTTGCAGAGTTGAAGGTCTGTCATAACAAGAAAGGCGGCGCTCCCGATAAAGAGAGACGCCGCCCGAATGATGGTTGAAGCGGACTAGTAGCGGGCTGGCGTGTAGGCGAGGTTGAACACCAGCTTCGCGCCTGCGGTCAGCGTGTTGGCGCTGGCAACGACTGCCTGGAGGTCACGCGAAGCGATTGGCGTCTTGGTGAGGCCAAACGCCGGAACGGTGCCAGAGCAGAAGTTTACCAGACCTCCAGCGGAAAGAACGATTCCATCTGCCAGGCCGTCCGTGTCTTCTGCCGTCCCAATATCCAGAGTCAGCGTAGTGCCTGGGTCTTCGCACAGCACCGAGCAGAGCGCCGGGATGATCGTGGTTCCAATGGGCAGCCTGGCAAGCTTGATGATGTCATTCGCTGCTTCGGTTCCAACAAGCGGATATACAATCTGGCGAAACTCCAGACTGCCGGATGGACTGACAAGCTTGGAGCTGTCAAGCTCCGCAGCTTCTTGTGCTGTGTAATGGGTTGACTTGGTAGTAGGCATAGTAATTCAGAGTTTGGGTTTAATCGCCGGTCACAGATTCGTCGCACTCGAAAGAAACAACGCTCTCGTCGTGAACGCGCACTGCGCCGAGGTCCCATTCAGAATAAATCTGAATGGCGTTGGACAGGTCTTTGCGCTCCGCGATGTCAGTCTCTTTCGCGCCCATGAAACCGCGAATGGAGCCCTTGGCGAAGGCAACACACGTGCGAATGTTGCCGGTCTTCGGAAGTCGCTTGATCTTCACAAACTTGAAGCCCATGAAGGTATCAATGGTTCCGTTCACCAGAGCCTTCACGGCGGCGTAATCGGCACTTGTGACTTTGGTAGTGCTCAGAAGGCTCGAAAGCTGCTTAGCAGTCACCAGCATGACGCGGGGCGCTTCGTCTTCCAAGTCAGCGTCGTCAAAAATTTCGTTGATCTGAATGAGCTTGGCGACGTTGAGATTCTTGGACCCATGCGCCACCTTTTGCGCTTCCGGCAGAGCAGACGAGCCAGAACCATCCTTGCCGGTAGGCACAGCGGCAAGGGCAGCTTTCCACATCACATCATCACAATTGCGATGATATTCGTTGGCGTGCTGCTTCACGTAGTCGCTTGTCGGGAGGACAAGTTGACCGAGCTTTTTGGAATCCTTCTTGTCGAGGATATTGCCCATGTTGAATTCTTGACGAACAGCCCAGCGGCTATCGAAAGACGCTTCTTGAATCGGCGTAGGCGCGTTGCGTTCGGTCTTTGCCTGGCTCGACATGGAGCCGATACGGTCATAGCGTTTGCGCTCGCCGTCAAAGTTGTCCCACTCGATAAAAGCGCCAAGGCGTTGCTTGGTCTGCTGGATGCGATGAATCCAGTTGGTTGAAAACTGCGTAGTATAGTGACTTTCAATGGGCATAGCGGTAGAGTGATGGAAGTTTGTGTATCCGGCCTCGCTAGTGGCCTTCTACTGACTTCGCCTCTGCCGGTAAGCCTTACGGGCCTGTCACAGTTCGCTGGCGATCAACTCCGGTAAGCCTTGCGGGCCGGGTCGACGTGGCAACTATGACGATATTAGTCGATATGTCAACCGCCAACTTGCATCGTCGCTTTTAGCCTTGCCCTTGCCTTGTCGCGTCCCGCGTCTCGCCCGATTTTCTCAGACGTGGGCACCACACCACGGGCGAGGCTTTCGGCTAAGTAGCGCACGGCATCAGCGTAATTGCTCGCCTCGTCGTGCAATGGCTCGTCATTGACGACTTTGCCGCTGGAATTGGTCCGCTTACGATAGACTTCCAGGGCAGCAACCAAGCTCATTCGCTCTTTGCCGGTGCCATCTTTCCAAGGCTGTGAGCAGCGTTCATGAAAGGCCATTCGCGGCAGCATGTCACGCAAAAGGCCAATGCCCCACCATACCGTGTGAGTCATTGGCAAGACTTCGGTGTTCTTAATGCCCAGCTTTGCCAGCGTTTCGACGTAGCTCGCAGCGTCATTCAGGCTCCGCCTGTTTGCATCGTGTGGCAAAAAATGCCTCATAATGACTTTGTATTCCTGTTCCCATCGCATTATCGCGCCTGCCCAATAGCTCGCAGGCTCGCCCTCTGCGGCGTGGTAGTCGAGAACATGGATATCAGTTCCAGCAGGTTGCGCCAGGAGCAAGATGCCGGTGTCTCTTATGCCCAAGTCTGACCATGTGAACAAAGGCAAATGATTCAGCAGGGCTGGACGGGCGCAAAGCCTTCCAGCCGTGCGTAGCATGTCCAGTTCCTCGCCGTAAATGCTGCCCTCCACAGGCGCATACCAACACTCGTCGAGCGTGCTGGGATACTCGCCGAAAATCTGGCGCTTGTATTTGCGACGTTGCGCCGCATACCAACGCCTTTGACCATCAGTGAACGTGAAGTCAAGCTTTGCCTCAGTCTTGGCCAGTAGCTCCGCGCTGGCGTCGTCAACGTAGCCGTGTTCGGTAGTGTAAGCCGAGCACGAATGCCAGCCAAAGAAAAGGATGCGCCAGCTATCCGGCCCCTTTTCCGCTTCATGCGTGTTCAAAGCTTCTTCAACCAGAGTCCACACGTCGCCAGACTTACCGCCTGCCCAAGTTGTTTCGACCACTGTGATGCCAAGCTCTGCGGCTGGCAGCGTCCCGGTTAGAATTTCATTCGAGCGGCTGGCGTCATTCGCCTGAATCCATCCCCATTCACTAATCCACGCGAATTGCAGCGTTCCGCCACGAAAGCCAGCACCCGCTTCAAAAACGCTCACATCGTCCTCGCCAACCTTCCAAGCCATGCCCCCAGGTGCATACCCCTTCGGCGTGGTGTATGCGGCTCGATACTCTTCCGGTAGCCCATTCCAGACCTGTTCAATTTTCTCGTCGAGCTTTGTGGCAGCGTCCGCTGCCGTCTTGTCCACCAGCGCGGCCTTAAACCCGGCAATGTGGAGGCACATGTCCAGGCATATCAGGGCTAGAACCGTGCTCATACCGAGCTGTCTCGCTTTGGGTATTATGAGCTTGCGCCAGCCTCTCAAGTGGATGCAAATGATCACTTCGACCTGCTCTTCAGTCGGACGAAAAGGCACCATTTTTGCGCCGTGCTTGCACGTGTAGAGCCACGCCAGACGCCAAAGCGGGTCCGCTAGTGCCTCAGCGTCAGGTCTGTCCTTGGCGGACCTACGATCCCATTCAGCCCTCTCCGCTGCCGTGATCATGCCCGGCCTCGCACTTTGGCGAGAAGAGCGGCCAAGTTGTCAGAGACGCTATGCTCTTGCTTCTCGGCAGCGTTCCAGCCCTGCATTTTCGCAGCTTGAGCAATGGCAGCAACGCGACTGCTAGACGTGTCGCCAGATGTGGCCAAATGGTGCAGCAGTCGCAAAGCATCTTCTCGCAAGAACTCGCCAGCTTGTTCGCTCTTTGCCCTCTTTGCGGATAAATAGCTTGAAACAGCAGGGGTTCGCACTAGCTCAGCAGCCTTCGACTCGGCTCGAACAGGCGAGTAACCAGCGCGCCGATAGGCCTCAGCCTGCGAAGCACCGGCAAGCAGTGCCTCGCAAAATAATAGCTGACGTTGGTTGAGTTTAGGCATGGTATCAGTCGTCACACTAATTTAGTGTGAGCGCAAATAATATCAAGCGCTCATGGCTGAATATGGACGAATCGGATTCGTCCATAGTTTATTGTGGCTAATCCTTGTTCGCATCAAAATTCAGCGTGTCGAAGTCGATTCCCTCAATTCCTACTGGTTCAGGTGGCGTGTCGCATCGCTCGCAGAGTTCAATGGTTTCGTGGCAGCCGTAGTTTTCCACGTCCCGCGTCATCAGGTCGTCAGTATGGCAGCGTTTTCCGCATCCGTGGCACGGGCGGAAGTTTCTCGTCGGGTCTGAGATCAGCCCGCTTTTTGCGTAGTGGTCGATAAGGTCATCAGACATAATGCGAACAATTTCGTGCAGCCAACCCCTACTGGGCCGCGTCTTTAGTTGGTGTGTTACCGCCAGCCGGTAGGGGCGGCTGACGAAGGGCGTTCGCGGAAGAAACTGTGCGCGGTTCGCAACGCCCATTCCTGACCACTACCCAATAGCAGTGGCAGTTCTTGGCGTGGTGTGCCGTCTTCCATCGGCCACTCTTGAGATTCCCGCCGCACGGGTCACGTTTGATTATCAGGTCGCACGGTGTCAGCCCGACAGCACGCACGGCAGCGTTGAAGTATTCCAGATTCCACTGGTAGCGGTGATTGTGGATGTAGTCCTTGATCTTGGCGAAGATCAGACCATCGGGGCGGAGCACTCGCTTCGCTTCGGCCAGGAACGGCAGATGCAGCGCGGCCACATTGTCGCCTCCGCAGGTTTGCTCCAGCCCGTAGTCGGTGACGTATTGCTTGAGGCTTGCCTGAGTTGCGGCGGCGGCTGGCAGGTGCGGCGGGTCGTAGCATAGCACGTCCACCGATCCGTCAGGGTCGGGTAGTTCATGCCACCCTGTCACCACGTCGGGCATCACTTCGGGGTTGATGTCGTAGCACGTCACCTCGCTGCCCCATCGCGTTCCCTTCCACATCTTCCGCCGATTGCAGCACACGTCTATGATCCGTTTTGCGGCGGGAGCGTAGAAGTCCAGCATGTCATCTAAGAGTTCTGAATCTCGGCCCATCCGCACAGACTCCAACCGCGAACAAGTCGCTGCATGGAACGCCGATGAGCGTCCATCTTGAATCGGAGTGAATAGGTCGGCGTCCATGAGCTTATGCGTTCGGCCAAGGCGCAAAGTCTTTGAACTTGGCGGGGTTGTCAGTGATGTCTGTCGCCACTTCAAGCGCACAAGCGAAGGCAGTCTTTGGCGATCCTCCTGCCATGAGGATGATGTTTGCTACCCAGGTTCCGGCCTTTGCGGCGTCCACTATCCCGGCTTCATTGACCCACGGATGGCGTCCAACGGGGCCGAACAAACCGGATGCAGATAACGCTCGCAGATCGTCTGTCGTGTTTTCCATATTTTAGTCCTCGCGTATCTGATCCGGGACGTTAGCCGCCTCGCGGTAGCCAGTCGCCGCATCGAGCGTATCGATCACGAGGCCAGCGAGTGTCTTGTCGCCATCACGGCGCTTTTTTGCGAAGCGAGTGTAATGGTTTTTGCGGTCCGCATCGACGCGAACATTTATGACGGCAGAGGCGGTAGCGCCCCGTTTTGGAGGCGCTCCGCGTGTTGGTTCTGAGTTCATTCCTACTTGGTAATTCCAAAACCGTCTCCAATGCGCATGTCGCCAGCCGAGCGAAACCAGATAAGCGTTTCTCCATTTGCTCCTGGGCAGTGGCACATGAACTCCTGAAGTTGAGTGAAGTCTAGCAACTCTGCCGCTGGCGCGGCGAGGCTTGAGTCGTCTGAATGTGCGCAATAAATAGACATTGGAATGCTGGCAAACCCACCCGCTTCTCCGGTCCAACCGTCATCTGCTATAATGTAGGCAGCGACTTTGTGCTCTACAGTTCCGTTACCGCGTGGACGGTCAGCAAAGGTCTCCAACTGTTCGGCGAAACGTTCGAGAGTGCGCGGCTTGCGCAGCTTCACGCAATGCTCGACCACGGCTCTGGCTTTACCGCTTCCCTGGGGTCCATACTTAGCGACATGTTCCTTGTGTTTTTGCGCGCGCCCGCCATTGAATGGCAACCCCCAGGCTTTACATATTTCGACAGCCGCCCAGCTTGCGGCTCTGTTAGAGAGCTTGTCGCGCAGCGCGAAGGTCAAGGAAGTTGCGTTAATGAGTCGGTTGTCTGGTGTGGTGTTCATGAGCTTGTATTCTATGCTGAGTTGTGCCGGAGACGCCGGGACGTTGTTCCTTTGTGGAACGAGGTGAGTATTGCATGGGCTGCTAATTGTGTCAATACGCAATTTATTTTATTTTGCGCAGTCAGTCGAAACGGGGACGAACAAGGCACTGGAATCAACGCTCGAATGGTGTGATTCAGCTTGTGCGTTCTGCGGCGAATGGATTTCCACATCCGGGGTGATTTCGTTGCCCCATGAAGCCCATCCGTGGCGCTTCCTGCGGGCAGATGGTCTTGAACTTCGACCGTGCTGCAGAACTCATGGTAGTTTGTGGTTTGAATTTCCTTCGACTTCTGACACAGAGCCAGAATACGCCAACGGAACTGGAGCCCATGCAGACACATCGCCGCCAGTGAGGGCCAAACGGTAGCGGATGACGCTTCGGAGGTCATCCTTTGCCCATTTAGGCCAGCCAACAACCGGACGCCCGTCATGGAGTTCCCGTTGCCGCGGGTTTTGATCGCGAATAAGGGCGATGTCTTCCGGTAGAGCCCTCAGCGTGTGCAGACGCTCCAAGCCCGAACACGTCGCGTATTCCGCCGTGGTCTTTTCTTTTGTCGTTGTCATGCGTATGATGGTGCCTCAGCTTGTGCGTTAGACAGAATAATTCGTGCGTGATCCCATGCCGCAAGCTCCGTGTCGGAAACTCCACAGTTGCAATTGCCGTGGGTGTCCACGAGTCGCTGCAAAGCGTCCCGCAGCTTCGCGTTTTCGCGCTCAAGGCGGCACGACATGTTGTAAAGTTCTTCTTTAGCATTCGCACCGTTTGCGGCGGCGTCTGATTGTGGGGAGCGTGTCATAAAAATGTCGAACAAGTTCGTGCAGCCAACCCCTACCGGGCCGCGTCTTTAGTTGGTGTGTTCCCGCCAGCCGGTAGGGGCGGCTGACGAAGGGCGTTCGACCGAAAAACCACCACGGCGAGGGGCCAAGGCAATCCTTGATCTGCGTTTCCGAATTTCGGACGACCCCGCACGAAGCGGACTTCATTGGGCATCACGATGTCATGCCACCATCCGGTATTTGTCCGCGATGGTATCAGCGCAACCGTCGTCACCCCATTGGCTTTCTCAGACTCGGCGCGTTTCAGCCAGGCGACCATTTCCCGGCCATACGGAGGATTCATCCAGCACACACCGGACCATGGTTGCACCAGTCCATCGTCGTGGCGCGTATAGTATCGCGAACACTTGGCGTTTTCGTCAGTTGCGCACACGTCGAGCGTGAAGCCGAACTCATCATGGAGCGGCTTCCATAGACTGTCCGGTGTCGGCCATTCGACGGTTGCGGATTCAAACTGTTTTCGGAGTCTTGCCATAATATGAAGAGGTCGAACAAGTCGGTGGACTCAACCGCCGAACGGCGGTGAGTCACCAGAGGCGTTCTGCCCAAGGAATAGATCGCCTTGCGCGAGTTCACGCTTGATCCGTTCCACGGCGTTTTTGAAGTGTTCCGGGTCTTTCTCTATGCCGATTGCTTTCCGCCCGGTGCGGATTGCAGCGATGATTGTTGATCCGCTGCCCATGTAGGGATCGAGCACCACGGAACCTTCTGGTAGCTTCATGGAGTCCATGCACCATTGCATGAGCACTACTGGTTTTTGCGTCGGATGCACAGCACGCTCGCCGGATTCGCTGGCGCGGTATGCACCGCTCCACAAGTGGCGGAATGCGCGGGGTTTTGTGCCTTTCTTGTGCCAAGCGTATTCGCCTTCGGCAATTCTCACCTTGAGTGCGTTTTGTGTCACCTTATCCCAAAAATACCATTGGCCGATCCTTGGCGGGATGGCGTGGCAGTAGTTGTTTGCACCCCACATGATTACATCTGGGAAGTCCATTAGGTGTGCCGGGTCGAAGACTTCATCGTCTCCGATCACCATTGCGAAGCGTTGGATTCCCTGCTGCGTGCTTTCGCTCGGATCATAAGCGATTCCATAGGGCGGGTCAGTGATGCAGGCATCCACGCTTGCCAGTGTTGGCATGATTTCCCGGCAGTCCCCGCAATACAGCTCCACCCCCGGCAGAACAAGCCGGTGGACTGAACCGCCATGAGCGGGACAGTCAGGGGCGAGGCTGGCATCAGTGGCGCTCATGTCGGTCAGTCACCTTATGCGTTCTCCAGAATGTATTCCGGCGTTTTGCGCCAACAT